AAGGAAATCCTTTTCCAGGCAATGCCTATCCTTCGCTTTGAGCAGTTCGCAGTCAAGAAGACTGAACTTGGTGTTGCACCTGGTCTACAGATTAACTTCCTCCGCTACAACAACCTCGGCTTTGCTAACGCACTTGTCGAAGGTGTTCGTATGCAGACAAACGCGCTTACAGCACAGCAGTTCTCAATCACAGTAACAGAGCATGGTTATGCTCTTGCTGTATCAGAGCTCTTGCTTAACGCTTCATTCGATGACGTAATGGCTTCTGCTTCACGTCTTCTCGGTCGTAACATGGCTATCTACCTAGACCAGCTATCACGCGACACACTTTATGCAGCGACTTCAACCATCTACGGTGAAGACCGCTCTAACCTTTCAGCAGTCAACAACTGGTATGCATATGGTACTAAGGGTACAAACCGCGCAAGCATGACTGGCGCTAACTACCTTACACCACACACAGTTAAGGACGTTGTTGAGACACTCGCAACCAAGAACATCCCACGTTTGGGCGAAACTTACGTTGCGTTTATCCACCCACACCAGAGCCGTCAGCTTCGTGATAACCCAGAGTTTATCGAAGTAACTAAGTACGCTGCTCCTGGTAACTTCATGCTTGGTGAAGTTGGTCGTTTGTACGACTGCGTATTCATCGAAACAACACAGGTACGTAAGGTAGCTGGTGGTGCAGGAACTTCTTACACCGCTGACTCAGCAGTTGCTAACCCAACTGTTACACCTGGTGGAGGTTACATCACTCCAGCACAGTTCACAGGTAATGGTGGTTCAGACCGCTATGACGCTATCTTCATTGGAGATAACGCATTCGGTCACGCAATCTCTCTTCCAGTTGAACTTCGTGACGGTGGTATTCTTGACTTCGGTCGTGAGCACGCACTTGCTTGGTACTCAATCTTCGGTCTTGGTCTTATTACTGACCAGTCTGTTGTTATTGCAGAAACCAACTAATCCACAGACCTGGGTACGTCTAAAAACTGCCCACTCAACAGACACTAATTAGGAGAATATACATGGCAAGACAAGTAAAACCATCAGACGTTACTGGCCGCGCTCGTGAGAAGATGATTTCTGAAAACCAGGAAGCACTTCAGGCACGTGCATCAGAAATGTCTATGGCATCCGCTGAAGCCCAAATTAAGCTTGATGAAGTTGTAGACGCTACTATTCCAAATAGAGCAACTGTGATTGAGGATTCTGTAACTGTAGTCGCTAATAAAGAAGAAGACTCAGTTGTAATCCGTGTCGTAGAAGACATCGAGAACATGACTCTAGGAGTAGGAAACTTTTATAGCTTTAAGGCTGGACAGAAGTACAAAGTGTCCAAGCACGTAGCTCAACACCTACAGGAAAAGGGCTACCTCGCTGGAGTTATCTAGCATTTAATGGGCGAATCAGCGGGCACACTTAGGTTTGCCCGCTTTTTCGTTACTATCGTTAGGAGTAGTTAGTGGCCCTGTTGTCGGACCTAATCTCTAGAACTCGTCTTGAGTTGGGTGACCAGCCAAAGGAGTTCCAGTTTGTCACAACTAGTGACGGAACTACTACTGCCTTCTACTTAAATAATAAACCTGTAGACCCTTTCACTCTTTTAGTACGAGTTTCCGAAACATTTCTTCCAGCCCCTACTGGCTATAAGCTAGAGGTTGATACTGGAATTGTTAGATTTTTAAACCCAATCCCTGCGGGTGAAGTGCTTACTGTTAATGGCACTGCTTTCCGTTATTTCTCAGATGCTGACATCACCCGCTTTATTAACACAGCAATTGAACAGCATACCTATGAAAGAACAGATGCATACGGCAGCAGAGTAACTATGGCTACTCTACCTGCTGTAGAAGAGTACCCAATTGCTATCCTAGCTACTATTGAGGCCCTCTGGGTTTTAGCAACAGATGCAGCTTTTGATATTAACATTACAGCCCCAGACGGCGTAGTAATCCCACGTAGCGAACGTTACGCTCAGTTGACAGGCATGATTGCACAACGTCAAGAGCAGTACCGCTCTCTCTGCTCTCAGTTAAATATAGGTCTATGGCGTATTCAAGTTGGTAACCTACGTCGTTCATCTAAGCGCACTAATAAGCTTGTTCCTATCTACATGCCACAAGAGTTTGATGACGGCCGCAAGCCAGAGCGCGTGTATATACAGAACGACATGATTGGTCGACAGACCTTCCCATCCACAATCCAGGTGCAAGATTTAGTTATGAACCAGGGCGATAGCTACTCTCAAGACTTTATCCTTGGAGCCCCTGTTACTAATTTAGAGTTCTCAGCAGAGATTAGAACTTACCCAAATTCACCTACTCGGTGGGTAGCCTTCAATGTTACAATTGTGGACGTTCAGACTGGACGTATCAGAATTTCGCTACCACAACAGGACACACGCTATCTACCAGTCAGAGGTTTTTGGGACCTACAAGCCACATCATCTGTGGATAATAATTTCCAAAGGACCTTCTTAAGAGGACAAACCTTCGTAACCCAGCAAGTAACAACGGTGGAGTGATATGTCAGACATTATTATAGTTCCACCAGATAACGGTAACTGGTATCCACAGCCTACAGGTCCTACAGGTATTTTAGGTGGACCAACTGGCCCAACTGGCCCAACTGGCCCTACGGGTCCTCAGGGAGATTACTCTCGCTATCTAGGTCTTTATGACACATTAGCTGACCTTCAAGCTGCAAATCCAAGCCCTGTTCCAACTAACTGGGCGTTCGTACGTATAGCAAACGTTGTTAATCAACTACGTCTTTATCGTCGCAACAACAACGCGTGGGTATTTGATACTTTAACTCTTCCTACTGGTGCAACAGGGGCGACAGGTCCAACAGGTCGTACAGGAGCAACTGGTCCACAGGGTAACCAAGGAAACGCGGGACCTACTGGTGCTACTGGTGCTCAAGGTGTTTCTGGTTTATCTGGTGCAACAGGTCCTACTGGTGCGCCTGGTCAAGGTTTAAATCTTCTTGGCGAGTATGAAACACTTGCTGCATTACAGGCTGCACGACCAACAGGTGTGGCTGGCGAAGCTTGGTTACTTGCTAACGGCAATTTAATTATTTGGGATACCGTAACTTCTGCATGGAAGAACGTCGGTAATCTAGAAGGTCCAACAGGTCCTTCAGGAAGTGCTGGTCCAACTGGAGCAACAGGCCCTAGAGGTACACAAGGTTTCCAAGGAACTCAAGGTCCACAGGGTGACACTGGACCAACTGGACCAACTGGACCAACAGGTCTTGCAGGACCAGTAGGTCCTACTGGTGTTCAAGGTGAACGAGGATTCTCTGGTCTTCAAGGTAACGTAGGTCCAACGGGTGCCACAGGCCCTACAGGAGCCACTGGTGCTGTTGGTCAAGGTTTTGCTGGAATCACATCAGTAACCCCAATTACTTTAGGTTTTGGTACAAAGATATTTACAGTAAGTGTGGCTAACCACCCTTATATTGTTAATTCAGTTATTAGAGCCGTTGCTACTAACTCCGTATTCTTAGATGCAATTGTGACAGCTGTAAATGGTGCACAGATAACTGTTGATGTAATTAAATTTTCGGGAGCAAACACTGGCGCAATCTTTAGTTCTTGGCAGTTTACAGTTGCTGGTGAGCCTGGCTTTACAGGAGATACTGGTCCAACAGGACCAACTGGTCCAACAGGTGCGGCCTCAGTAGTTCCAGGACCAACAGGTCCGCAAGGTATATCTGGTGGTATTGACCTATCCGTCTCACGTAATGGAAGTCAGTATGTAATTAATGGTTTATCAAACCCAGCTATTACTGTAATCCGTGGTCTTCGTTACCGTATTGATATCAGTACTCCTGGTTATACATTTAGAGTACAGACCACAGCAGGCGCCTACAATTCAGGGGCTCAGTACACAACAGGATTTAGCACTAACTTTGCTGCTGGCGTAGCAAGTGGAACAGTATTCTGGGATGTACCGTTTACTGGCCCTGCAACACTTTATTTTGTCGCAGAAGAAGACTCTGCGCTTAATGGCGCATTTACTTTAACAGCTGCAGGCCCAGTAGGAGCAACTGGTCCCACAGGTGCGACAGGAGCTGCTTCTACAGTTGCTGGACCTACTGGTCCACAAGGTGTCGTTGGTCCAACGGGTGCCACAGGTTTAACTGGTGCAACAGGAGCTACTGGTGCTATTGGTGCTCCTGGTCCACAAGGTGCAACAGGTGCCCAGGGCCCACAAGGTGTTGCTGGTGCAACAGGTCTTCCTGGTGCAGCGGGTGCCGTTGGTGCTACAGGTGCCACAGGTGCCACAGGTGCAGTTGGACCTGCTGGTGCATCTATCTATGTTCTTGGAACTTATAACTCGCTTGCAGAGCTTCAGGCAGCACAGCCTGTTGGTGGAACTGGTGATGGTTATTTAATTAATGGTGTCCTATTTGTATGGGGCGGTTCTCAATGGATTAGCGCTGGCGCTATTCAAGGACCAACTGGTGCAACTGGTGTACAAGGACCACAAGGTTTACTAGGACCAACTGGTGCACAAGGCGATACTGGTCCACAAGGTATTCAAGGTGTTGTTGGCCCAATCGGTCCAACAGGTGAAACTGGCCCAGTATCAACTGTTCCAGGTCCAATAGGTCCAACAGGTGTTCAAGGACCATTAGGTCCTACAGGAAGTACTGGACCAACAGGTCCA